GTATTATTACAAAAAGATTTTATGTTAAGAAATGATAGCTTGCAGTTTGATTTGTACAACAAACAAATTAAATTGTTAAATGAAAATTTGTCTATATATGAAAAAGAACGTGAAAAACAAGGAAAGTGGCATAAGAGATTTGTGCCTGGTTTTGTAGTTGGAATGATTGGAACTATTTTTTTGATAAATGCTGTTAACTATAGTCTTCCTCAGTAATTTAATTAATTATTTTTTGATATTTATATATAGATGAAAAATAAAAAATCCATAAAGGAAATTATTGCGGAGGAGTACAAGAAGTGTGCTTCTGATCCGGTTCACTTTATGAGAAAATATTGCCAGATCCAACATCCCACCAGAGGAAAAATAAACTTTAATTTATATCCCTTTCAAGAAAAAGTACTACAAGATTTTAGAGATAAAGATTATAATATAATTCTTAAATCTCGTCAATTGGGAATATCAACTCTTACAGGAGGATATTCTTTATGGTTGATGTTATTTCACACTGATAAAAATATCTTGGTTATAGCTACCAAACAAGATGTTGCTAAGAATTTAGTAACAAAAGTTCGAACAATGCACGAAAACCTTCCTTCTTGGTTGAAGGGTGAAACAATTGAAGATAACAAACTTAGTGTCAGATTTGCAAATGGTTCTCAAATAAAAGCAATTTCTGCATCAAGCGATGCTGGTCGATCGGAGGCGTTATCTCTTTTGATTTTGGATGAAGCAGCTTTCATTGATAGAATCGATGATATATGGGCATCAGCACAACAAACCCTTGCAACTGGGGGAAAAACTATTATATTGTCAACACCAAATGGAGTTGGAAACTTTTTCCACCAATCTTGGATTAAAGCTGAATCTGGTGAAAATAAATTTAATACAATAAGATTACATTGGTCGATGCATCCCGAGAGAGATCAAGCATGGAGAGATGAGCAGGATGATTTATTGGGAGCTAAATTAGCAGCTCAAGAATGTGATTGTGATTTTATTAGTTCTGGTAATTCGGTAATAGATGGTAATTTGATAGAATGGTATAAAGAAACATATGCAGAAGAACCAATAGAAAAAAGGGGCTTTGATGGAAACTATTGGATCTGGGAACCCCCCAACTATGTTAAAGATTATATAGTTGTGGCTGATGTTGCTAGGGGAGATGGAACAGATTATTCGGCATTTCATGTTATTGATATTGATGAGGTTAAACAAGTTGCAGAATATAGGGGCCAATTGAGTCCAAAAGATTTTGGTAATATGTTGGTGGGAGTGGCAACAGAATATAATGATGCTTTATTGGTTATTGAGAATGCCAATATTGGTTGGGGATCTTTGCAGTCGGCAATAGATAGAGATTATAAAAATCTATATTATACTTACAAACAAGAAGGAACTGTTGATTCTTATACACAATTACAAAAGAGTTATGATTTGAAGGACAAATCACAAATGACTCCGGGTTTTACGACTTCAATGAAAACTCGGCCTCTTTTAATTTCGAAACTTGATATTTATTTTAGAGAAAAAGCATGTATTGTTAAATCCAAAAGACTCCTTGAAGAGTTAACTGTTTTTATATGGACCGGACATCGGGCCGAAGCTCAACGAGGATATAATGATGATTTAACAATGGCTTTTTCTATTGGTCTTTGGGTTAGAGATACAGCCCTCAAACTTAGAAACGAGGGACTTGAATTAGATAAAAGAGCTTTGGGATTAATGGGAAAAGCTTCTCCGAGTATATCCATGGGAGTTGAACATGAAAATGATTCTTGGAAGATGAAAGTAAGGGGTGAGAATGAGGATCTTACCTGGTTAATTAATTAGGAATAAAAATGGCTAATAAATCACTTTTTAGTAGATTAAGAAAATTATTTTCAACTGGTATTATTGTCAGACGTATTGGAGATAAAAAACTAAAGGTTGTTGATACAGACTCTCTTCAATCTGATGGGAATTTGGAAACAAATAAATTGGTAGATCGATATAGTAGATTATATCCGGGAACTAGTTGGGCTGATTATCAAACACAACAGGGAAACATTGGGATACGTTCAGAATTATTTAATGATTATGAAGCCATGGATATGGATTCCATTATAGCTTCTGCATTAGATATTTATTCTGAAGAATCTACAGTTAAGAATGGTTTTGGAAACGTATTAGATATTAGATCTCCAAAAAAAGAAATTCACGATATATTACATAATCTATTTTATGACATTCTGAATATAGAATTTAATTTATATCTATGGATTCGAAGCATGTGTAAGTATGGAGACTTTTTCCTCAAGATGGATATTGTTGAAAAATATGGAGTAGTAAATGTTATTCCAATTTCTCCTTATTTTATGGTTAGGGAAGAAAGTCTAGATCCTTCCAAGCCAGATGAAGTTAGATTTTATATAGATGAATCTCTTGGAGGAAATGCTTATGCAAGTGGATTAGTAACTGGTGGCAAAAGAGATTATTTAGAAAATTATGAAGTAGCTCATTTTAGATTAATAGGAGATACAAACTATCTACCATATGGAAAAGCCATGATAGAACCGGCCAGAAGGGTTTGGAAACAATTGACTCTTATGGAAGATGCAATGTTAATACATAGGATCATGCGAGCGCCCGAGCGTAGAATATTTAAAATAGATATTGGGAATATTCCACCAAATGAAGTTGAAAATTACATGCAAAAAGTAATAAATAAAGTAAAAAAGACTCCATATGTTGACAATACAACGGGGGATTATAATCTTAAGTTTAACTTGCAGAATATGCTAGAAGATTATTATATGCCAGTTCGTGGAGGACAAAGTGGCACTGAAATTGAAACTTTGAATGGCATGGAATTTGGGGGAATTGAGGATGTTGAATATTTAAGAAATAGGATGTTTGCAGCTCTTAAGGTTCCAAAGGCTTTTATTGGATATGAGGAAGCAGTAGAGGGGAAAGCAACACTGGCAGCTATGGATGTTCGATTTTCTAGAACAATAGAGAGAATTCAAAAGATAGTAACTTCAGAATTAACAAAAATAGCTATTGTTCATTTATATTCGCAGGGATATACAAATGAGGATCTTGTTGATTTTGAATTGGAACTGACAAATCCATCTACAATAGCCGAAGGAGAAAAATTAGAATTATGGAATGAGAAAGTTAGTATTGCTAGTTCGATTAAGGATCTTAATATGCTTTCAGAAGATTGGATATATAAATATATATTTGATTTATCCACTGAGGATATTGACGTAGAGAGAGAAAAAGTAATTGAAGATCTTAAACAAAGATTTAGAAAAGAAGAAATTGAAACTCAAGGAAACGATCCATTTAAGACTGGGGAAGTTCGGGGAACTGAATATGCTTTAGCTCAGATGGATACAGGAGAAGAAGGCAGTGGAGAAGAACCATCAACTGATCTTGCTTTTGAAGAAAATAAAAAGGCTGGAAGACCCGACGAAGGTCCAAAATCTGGAAACCAGGATAGTGCAAGAGGTAGAGATCCAATCGGTAAAGAAAAAAGAAAAAGGGATATTAAAAATAGAGATCGTTCGATAAAGGATAGTCATAATAAGGCTCCATTGGCTAGAGAAATTAAAAATTCTATGAATGGGAAGATCAGAAACACAAAAATGTTGAATGAAAGATCACTTTTAGACGAAAATAATTTAATAAATGATGAAAACTTATAATATAGTTTTTTAACATGATATTTATTTAAGAAATTGATATATTTAAATATATAGCAGGATATTTATAATGGTGAAACACAATAAGATTAAGAACACTGGTATTATTTTTGAAGTGTTAATTAGACAATTAACTTCGGATGTATTAAATGATAAAAATAAAACTCCGATTATAGGAATAATTAAAGAACACTTTAAATCCGGTAGTCAACTTAAGAAAGAATTAAATCTTTACCGCGGACTTTTTGAGGAAAAATTTTCTTCGGAAGCTAAAGCTTCTAAGTTTTTAGATTTGATTTTAAAAGAGCGAAAAAATATTAATAATTCAAATTTAAGAAGAGAAAAATATAATCTGATTAAAGCAATTCAAGAAAATTATGAAATTAATGATTTTTTTAAGACTAGAATTAATGAATATAAAATTTATGCTTCCATTTATAGATTGTTCAATTCGGATAGTGAGAAAATAACTCCTAAGAATTTAACTGAGTCATATTATACGTTAGTTGAGAATCTTCAGAAACTAAAACCTGGTTTGAAGAAAAGGGGATCGGTTGAATTGTTAGAACAATCTAAAGATATTAAATTATTATCTTATAAGCTTCTTGTTGATAAGTTTAACGATAAATATGGGGATAAATTAGACGAAAACCAAAGAACCCTTTTATCTAGTTATATAAGTAACGTTTCAAAAAATAAAGCTTTAAAGACAGAATTAAAAAATCAAATCGGATTTGTTAGTAGGGAACTTTTAAATTGTATTAAAAAAATAAATAATAAAACTATCAAAATAAAATTAAAAGAGATTTCAAGCTATTTGAAAAGTATGAAAGATTTAAATATCATAAAAGAAACTCATATTTTATCTTTGATGAGATTTCATGAATTAATTGGGGAGCTCAAAAGTGTCAATAAAAGACTTAGATAGTTTGATTGAAAAATTATCCAAAGAAGAAGTTGAAGAGATTAGTACAACGGCCGGAGCTCCGGGATATGAGACTCCATATGCTTTTTCTGATGAAGACGAAGAAGATCGCAAAAAGATTGGGGAAACCAAATATAAAAATATAATGAAAGAAATATATAGTTTAAATTATAATTCTTATAAAAAAGATGAAACCTTAAATTCAAAGCAGAAAGTAAATGGAGCTATATCTGAAATATCAAAGAGATTATTTGAGATTGAAAGAATTTTGGGTCGTAATCTTAAATTAAAAAAAGAGCAAGGTCTTGAATCAACTT